CCTTGTTCTTGATATCAATACCCCATCTAGCCCATACGTAACGCTCAAAGCCCGTAGCAAATGTGCCGGGCATGTATGCAAGGTTTGGCTGGGGAATCGTTGACTTATTCTCCGGCTTTTTTTTAGTCAGTACTCTCATGCTCTACTTCATAGTCAGACTCCATGTCTTCTTCTTCGCCGTCACTGTCCCATGCGTGCATAGCACCATCTATCTGAGCCATACGTTCTGGTGTGAGCGGATTCTCCGGTGTGTCGTTCAAGTTTGCATTGAGAGTTGAGAACTCTGCCTTACGCTTACGCTCTGCATACCATTTCGACATTTCAAGAGCACGCGGTGTCGGATTGTTACTCGCGTCTACCTCTGTCATCACCTTAGAGAAGTTTGATCGGGCAATCAAAATGAGCTTTTCTTTCAAAAGCACCTTTCTCTTGCGAAACTCTAAGTTTTCACGTTCGTACCTATAAAGTGCATCTACTGAAATATCGGCTTGTAAACACGCTTCTTCGTCGGTGCATCCTATTGAAAATGCTGCTTCGAGTTTCGAAAGTGTCAATTCCACATCCTTGCCATTAAAAAGAGGTCTACCGCACTCACACTGGTCTTTCATTCTTTTGCACTTACCGCATACATTTAGTATCTCATCTACACTTTGACGGCTTGAAGACTTTTTTGCACGCACCTTTTTTTTCGTTTGAGTGGTAGACGTAACAACACGCTCAACCTTTCTTTTTGGTCGAACGTCACTGTGCAGTTTTTTCGGAGATAGTTTTTTTGCTGTTGACATACGTCATGTGCGTTGCGCCTGTCTAGCTTTCGCTACGTCGGCATTGCTATTCAAATGTTTGAGTGTGAGAGCTTTCTACTCCTCTGAGTAAAAATGGTTTGACGGAACGCGTGGAGCGTCTACCCGTACAAACAACAACTTCTCATACCCTACGCGAACGGCTGCGAGGACTGCTACGCGGCGTATTGCCTCTGCGTTAGCACCCTTCTTACCGATCGCTCGGGCGATGTCACTAGGTGCAACTTTTATGTTGACCTGAGTGAACTCACCCTTTTCGTCCTTCTCCTCTGATATGTGGAGCATGACCTCATCGGGACACGTAACGATTGCACGCATCATCGTTTCGATCAGCTCGGCTACGGCTTGTAATTTTTCCATGCTCTCATTTTACAATGAACTCATACTGTTGCGCTACTCGCAACTGTCAACAACACCTTATTTTGCCTTCTTGGGTTCCTTGGACTTTTTCTCTACCTTCTCCGGTGGTGGAACATTCTTGTGATACGTATCAACGATCTCAAGCATACGGGCAACGATTGCACTCATGTTGATGATGTTGTCACGCTTTGCAATCGTGCGAGCTTGCTCTGCGAACTTATCGAAGTCTTCCTTGTCGGCGATATACACACGTGCCTCCGGTTCGATCTTTGCGAGCACCTTTTCAAGATACTCTAGCTGCTTAGGTAAGAACAACAGGTTGATGAGCTCGTAATTCAGCTCTACCTTGATATCGTCGATCTGCACACCTTTGTTGTCGATCTTGATATCCAAGTCGGTAATGCCGGAAGCGATTTTGAACGTGAGATCACGGATCTCGTTATAGAGCACTCCTAACACCTCCTTGTCATCGTAACCGCTCAAGGAATTGTGCGACAACTGCTTCGACACAATCTCGTCACGAGTCATATCGCGCTCGTACACCAAAGCGTGAATGTTGAGAACACCTGCCTTACGAGCAGCGCGTGTGCGGTGATGTCCTGATATCAAAAAGAACTCTTTGTTACCTGCCTGATTTTCCTTCAAATGACAGAGCGGCAACGATTCAAGCACACCATCGTTTTTGATATTTTCAGCGAGACGATCGAACTTCTCGTTGCTCATCACACGCGCATTGATGTCTTGCTCACGAATAAGCTCGACCGGAATGAACCACAGCGCAAGCTGTGCCTTCTCATCGAGCGTCATTAACCTCTGCGGTTCACGTAGTGCTTTATCCCTCATGTTGAAATGCCTTATTTAATAAACGTTTAAGCCACACACCATCTTCGAGTGAGAGAGCGTGTGGTGGTACGTGCTTCTTGAACACATCCTCAATACGATCTCGTTCTCGTTGCAAGATACGCTCCTCATCCATCAGACGCATGAACCATGCAAGTCCTAGAACGTATCGATCAGACACTACTTGCCCGGATAAAATGCGATCGAGAGTCTCTCCACAAACCTCTGCGGTACGGTTTCCTTCGATTGAACAACTAGCCATAGACTCTCGAAGCAAAAAGATCTCACGTGGGTACATCTCGAACAACCTTCTTTTCACATACGCGAAAGCATCCACTCCTTGTGGATGCGGTTCTCCATCTCGTAATGTGCCTTTAGTCATCTCCATGATCGTCACTGGTTACTCCTTGCTCCTCGTTTAGATAGTCGATAACACACTGCGCAAACGTCCGGTTGTGAAAGTCGGTATCGTACATGATTTTGTACACACCGTCCGGCATCTTCTCGCGCTTCTCGATCTTCAAAATGCCGTTGTTCAACTTCACCTTTCGATACTTTGATAGACAGGTAGTGCGCAAACCTTTAAGCTCATACACTCGATTTACGTTGCTTGAATCACGTCTCAGAACACCTCCCATCTCGCTACACGTAATCAACATCATCATCAAGCGGTTGATCCGTGGGTGTACGCGCGACGGTGCATTGAAGCCGTAATTTTCAAACACACGCGTGCTCTTGAGTCGGAACAACTCAGACGTATGGAAACCTACGGTAGCAAACACCTTACCGTCCAGTAAAATGATGTAGTAATGCTCGGCTTTCGTGTTGCCTAATTTGTGAGCCCACAGATCCCGGTAGTACAGAGCAACCTCTGACGGCACGGATCTGAACTCTACCTTGGTGTCAGGTTTGAGCACGTCATCAAGTCCCCACATAGGGACGTTTCGATACTTTTTCAACTCGTGCTCAGTCTTGAACGTGACAGCTCCTTTGAAACGGAAGTCGTTGAGTATCTCCGGCTTCGTGAGCAACCAAAAGTCATACCGATCTACAAAGTACTCTCGACCGTAGACGACCTCGTGTGGGTTGAAACCATCAACCTCTTTGTACTTGTACCAAAACGTAGGGTGCGCTTTTTGCTTAGACTGCTCGTAGAGTGTCGCGTACTCCTTTCCTAGATCGAACTCATCAATGTTCGGGTCGAACGACAACACCTTCGAAAAATTAAACATCTTCTCATACCCACCACGGAACGCCGGGGGATTCACTATCACGATCGTGTCATCTGACCATTCTTCTTTCAACTCGTCGCGAAGATCCCGAATACGAAACGTGATGCCTTTGTACAGAGATGCGTTTTTTTCCAACTGCTTACGGAAACCTTCAAGGTGGCGTTCCTTATCCTCAACGAGATTGTCGTACACCACACGCTCGTACATCAGATCAGTACGAAGCTGCTGTGTCTTCATCAGCCAAAGAAGAAACGCCGCGCGGTCAATGTCGTTTTTATACGACTCGTATTCTTCCTTGTGAGGTTCGAGTACCTCAAAATTGAGTGTTGAGAGCGGTATACCTCCATACACATATCCCAGCACACACGAGAAAAGCGAGATCTCGCTCGCGGTGATGTCTTCCGGTTTGTACCCGGCTTCGATCGCACACTTTGCCAAAGTGAACTGACCACAGCAAGGTATGACAACTTTCTGGTACCTGTCGTGGAGATGCGTCAATGCAGCGACGAGAAACTTTCGTTGCTCACTCGGAGTATTCCCTAAAAATATCTTCTCCAACTGCTGCGCCATAATGTACCTCTTAACTCATAATTCTATAGCTGCAGGGCTAGGATTCGAACCGTAGCTTTCAACCTTTAGGGGGTTGCGTCCTACCAAATAGACGACCCTGCAATGTGGGCTGCAAAACACAGCCCATAGTACATCACGCTCAGTCGTCGTTGTATGGATATGACCGTGATCGACCGTCATCTCCAAATAGACTTCCTTGCGGTTTATTCTGCACTTCACTCATTTTACCATCCTCTCCTTTCTTGCGCCACAAGATATGCACCATTTGACCACCCAATTTCTCCACAACCGGCTGTATGGTTTGTGAGCGGTGGCAGTCCTCCGGCTTTGCTTCTGAGCACATGACACACAACCTACGTTCATCGTTCGATATGTCGAGCATCTTCTGAACAGTCTCGTTGAACAGCACATTTCCACCAAGACCGCCAAGATTGCGACCTCGCCAGTGGTACTTGATACCTCGTGCCGGGAGCAGATTCTCCAAGTTTTGACGATTGAACTGTGGGTTGTACTTAGAAGACGGGTACGTTCGAACGTCCACCAGATCGGTGATGTTGTTCTCTTTGAGAAGGTCTACAAGCTCATCGTCTTTTCGGTTTGAATGACCGATAGAAAATATAGTTTTCATGCCATTATTTTACCATATTACGTTACTTTGAGCCATGTTTTTTACGAAGAAAATCCTCAAGACCTTCCTCGTATTCGAAGTGTCCATTTTTCCAAGCCAAATGACTCTGACGATCTACTTCTTCAAAGCTCTCCTTCTGACAACGTACACATCGTAGGTGAACGATCTGTACCAACCTCTCGACTCCTTCGACCTCTCTATTTTCAAGAGTAATGTGGTTGTGACCAATAACACGACAAGCAATAAGCTCCCAAAGAATCGTGAGAGCGACTGATGCTGCGCCTAGTGTGAGCAGGTTCATAACGCAACAGTGTTACCTTCCTCGTCGTGTATCTCCCACTCAAAACTAGAGCACAGATCATCCAATGAATACTCGCTCAGATCCTCGTCTTCGTCACAATCTACACTGTGGTAGCTTATCAACTGATCCTTACACTCATCGAGTGACTCAAACAATGCACCATCTGCTTTATACCCTTCGTCGATGCTCCATGAGCCAAAGTATATGTTCCTTTGTTTGCACCAGATCTTATACATGTCACATTCTCGTTAGAGCATCGGCTCGTCGATTCTTTTCTCGACGTATCCATGCGGTCTGATAATTAAGATCTTCAAGCTCCTTGAGAACTTGAAACAATATCTCTCTCAAGTGCGGTTGCTTTTTGTGAGGATTCCACAAGACTCGCGACTTGCTCCAACCCCAACGCTTCGCAACAGTTTCAACGACAAGACGGCTGTCTCCGTAGATCATCAGCTCGTAGTCTTTTGGAGACGCACACTCTTTTTTGAACCTTCGAACAGCGTTCAAAAGACCAGCATATTCAGCTACATTGTTGGTAATGATGCGACCGTAAGCACTACCAACGCGTCCCATTCCTGCAAACTCTTTGCCTTCAAAACGAAGAATGTAGCCGAACGTACCAGTGGCATGAGGTGAGCCATTTCCTGTGCAACCGCCATCAAACTCTATCTCTGCGACCTTCATACTAATCGAATCCTTCTGCCTCACCGGGCTTCTTCTCTGATAAACGTTTCATCGCCTCAGCTTTGAGAGCTTTGACCGTACCGGAACCTTTGCCCTCAATCTCTGCGTATTTTGCGATCGCGTGAATGAGACGGTTGTTGTCCATCTCGTGAATCACCACGATCTCACCCTTATCGTTTGTGTACGAATCCATAGACCTATGATGTTAGACGCATATTGCTCACCATGTTCTCGCTCCACTCTACGGTGCGGTTCGAACCTCCGGTGTAGTCCTTGTAATCACTGGCTGTCCTGTAGAGCATACCGAATCCGGGCAAACCAAGTCGTACATCTCCGGTAGAGAAGTACCATGCCTGTTCGCCAATGGTAAAGAATCCTGAAAGGTAGAAGTGACCTTTACCGATCTCTATCTTCGTAGCTCCTACCTTTTCAAGCTCCTTTGTAAACTCCTTTTTGAAGACGCTCACAAAACTTGCGAACTCATCAGTCATTCCACTACTGCTCTCGAACCCTCGCGAGAGCATTTGAACACTTTTCTTCATACTACTCTGGTGTTACCGCTTTTTGAGCGAGATCCCAAGCAATCTTTCCGTACCTGATACTCGTCTCCGGACTCTCGCGCTTCATGTTGTGAGTAATTGCGTTGGTGAGAGAATTGTAGAAACCCCAAACCGTGAAGTCACGTACTCCATCGTATGAAGTCTTAGCCGCTTCGACTAGGTAGGTTGGTAACTCGCTCACGTACTCATCAGAGAACAATTCATCTGACGGCAACACCATGTCTGTTCGAGACAACAATTGCAGGTGCGGGAGAGTGTCAACAAACTGACCTCTCAACATCTCAACCTTGTCTTGAATGGTGCCGATCTTGACCGACACATCCTCACCTATGTGCTTCTGGGAGAATGTGAAAAACTGCTTTCCGATCACCATACCGTTGGTGCACACGAGACGATATGCACCGAGCAATATCTGTAACGCGTTCGTTCCGTCGTAGCTGTTTTTCACGATGAACTGCAAGCTCACCAAGTCTCCTTTTTGTACCTCGATCAGCTCACTGTTGAGACGATACGAAGCAAAAAGCTGTGCACCGTCACGAGCCACACTGATCTTCTCAGTGTAATCAACACCCTCAAGGGCAGTCCGGAAACTCTCGATCACATCCTTGTGCTCAAGGAGTCTGTACTGGTCTGAGACGATTCCTAGGACGGCTCCGGTGTCCTGACGGACAACCGCCTTTTTCCTCTTAATGTCATCACCAGAACCACCGTCTTCTAACCTGACGGGGTTCATGGTGAATATAGGTTGCAACGCAACCGGGAAGTCATACGTTTCTTTTTCCATAACGATATCTTGATTATTCACCATCCTTGATAAGCTCCTCAATCATGTCACCACCCGCACCCTCCATTCCCTTGTGAGCAACGGAGTCACTCACGATCATGTGACCATAGTCGTCTTCCTTAATCCACACGTGGATATAGAACGGTTCAAAGTACCATCCGTTCTCTTGAGCGACAATCTTCCATCGGTCACGTGCCCTTTCGATACGCTCTTTCAAAAGCTCTCGTTCAAGAACTTGAATCTCCTCGACCAACTCTCGCTCACCATAGCTTTGTAAGTCTTCAACTGTCCTCATGTCGTTTGATGTGCTTATTGTACTCGTGAATAATTTGCCACTTCGTACGCTCTCCGGTAAATGAGTAGTGCCAGTCACCACACAAACAAAATGCTTGCGCGTCGTTCAGAGAGCGAATGTGCAACCCGTGACCTTCTTTCGTGATAGCTAGTTCGTAGATACTCAGATCGCCCTCTGTGTACGATATGTAGATGTTCCCATTCCTTACTTTCCAATGATACGCAGCAGCATACCCGGCACTTTGCCAGCCGGGTAGCATCTTAAGAGCGCAGTATAGCTCGTCGTTTTGGTAGTCCGGTGAAAGGAAGAAACCGGAGTACATCATTTTGTCTTCGCTCAATCTGAGATACTCAACACCGCAAGCGTAACCTGCGTTTTTTTGTATCTCAGTGCTTGCGCACATGAGCTGGTGCGCTGCACTGTGAATGTCCATACTACCAGCTAGACGAGTAGTAATAGTCGCCATTCAGATCCTCCTCGATCAACTTGGTAAGCATTTCCTCGGTGTCGATCACATCCTGTAGGTAGTACTCATCGTACTCAGTACCTCCAAAGAAAAAGCCGCTTTGTGTCGGGAGTAACTTGTTTGCAACAGTGGCATCCTTGATGACCCTGCCTTCTGACTGGATAGCCACTCGGTTGCCGTGTGAATCGAGGTGGTACCCATTCGTAACCTTGCCATCCACAAGCTCTGACGCTTTGATGACCTCGCGACAAATATCACGAAGACTTGTGAGCTGTTGACCACTAACGTAGTAGTCTTTGCAATCGTCGTTGCCATCCTGAACGTTGTCGACGAACCACTTATGAATGTGGTTTGCCTTGCGCCATCGACCAACCTCCTCAACTATCTCACTCACTCTCTCCGGCTTAATCCGGGTGAGTTTGCCACCTTTTGTGACAGTGACGGTGTGACGCTCGTCGTCTTTCATGTACTTCCAATTCTTGACGTAAGTGCGCTTTTCAAGACTCATGTCTAAACCCATACTCTCTGTGAAATTAAGCAGTTGAGATGCACTTTCGGAGCACCATGACTGCGTGTGTAATTTGAATCATCGTTGAGCGTGAACTCAACGAGTATCTTCTTTTGTTTGTCGACTCACAACACCACTCAAAGTCCAAGCGAAGCTAGATATCTTGGTTCACCGTGCACGGCGAGATTGCTCCCTATAATTTCTCGTATTGAGTGGCTGTGAGAGCCGACAAACTTGAGATGAGCGGGCGGTTGGAGGCGCGATCACACTCCCCGGTAACTGAACGTAGACAAATACAAAGCAGGGGATATGGCGTTGCGATGTCTGCCACCACCACAACCTTTGAACCGCTTTGTGACAGCAATGACCACATCTGAAATGTACATACATCTACGGACTAGCGACGGTGTTATTCGCATCTTTAAGCGTAACCTCCACCACCAACTGTCCGCTCACCTCTTTTTCAACCTGTCCTCTAAGCTGAGCATGGAGGGTTTGGGCTGAACTCTTTATTTTGTTGTGAATGTGCTCTAAGTTAATACTATCATATTGTGAAAGTGATGCAAGTGGTGGAAGTGTGGAAAAGTAGCAATGACATAGAAAACGGCTTATATCAATGGGTTCTCAATATGTTCTATTTTGAACTTTCCATTTTCATACCCCCAT